TATACAAGTAAAAAAAGTCAATATTCAAATTTAAATGCGGACGGCACTGCCAACTATGAAAACGGCGAAGTTGATATTGTAGTTAATTTTAGAACTCCTATCGATATTAATCAAACTACAGGCTTGTATGATTTTGGAAAATCTGCTAAAAATGTTCCAGTAATGCAGTTTAGTGGAATATATTGTGTACAAAATATTCAAAGTACTTTTGCAGGCGGACAGTTTACACAAACATTAACAGGGTTCCGTAGACCACAACAAGAAAACTTGTTTACTCCTCCGTCGGCTGGATTAAGTACGAAAGGAAGCAAAACTGTACAAACGTCAGACGATTCTAACTCTGTACCAAATAACGGCTCGGGCGAAGGTTAAACATGGCATCAAACGATATTAATCAAATGACTCCTGGCGCTCCAGGCGAAAGCTCTGGGCCGTTTTTGGCTAGAGTAGTTAGTCACATGGATAGTACCTACATGGGTATTTTACAAGTTGAATTATTAAAACCTAGTGGCGGCACAGCCGCAAGCGGACAACTAATACAGGCAAAGTATATGAGTCCGTTCTACGGAGTTACCGGCGCCGACTATGTTAAGCAAGCTCCGGACAATTACAACAGTACACAAAAAGCCTATGGAATGTGGATGATACCACCAGATGTAGGTACAACTGTGGTAGTATTTTATATTGACGGTGATTCTAGAAAAGCATACTGGATGGGGTGTGTACCAGACGAAAGCATGAATTTTATGGTTCCAGGCATTGCCGCTACACAAAATAATGTTGAAGGAAATTACGAAAGATCTCCAGTAGCAGAATACAATAAAAAAGTTAATAATACTCCGTCGGATCCGACTAAAATTAAAAAACCACAACATCCTTTAGCAGACGTGTTAGATGCACAAGGATTAATTAAAGACGATATACGGGGTATTACTACAAGCAGTTCTAGACGCGAAGCGCCTAGTATGGTATTTGGTATTAGTACACCGGGCCCTGTTGACAAACAAGACGGCGCAACTAGAGGAGCTATTGGTAAAGCCGATGCACAAGTTCCTAATGCGTTTGTTAGTAGACTTGGCGGCTCAACTTTCGTCATGGATGACGGTGACGATAAGTTTTTGCGTAAAACAAAAGCAAGCGACGGCCCTCCAGAATATGCCGCAGTCGAACAAGGCGGCACAGATGGCGACACAACTATTCCGCATAATGAACTAGTAAGAATTAGAACACGCACAGGCCATCAAATCCTTTTGCATAACAGCGAAGATTTAATTTACATTACTAATAGTCGTGGTACAGCATGGATTGAATTAACAAGTAACGGAAAAATTGATATCTATAGTCAAGATAGTATTAGTGTACATACTGAAAATGACGTTAACTTTACAGCAGACAGGGATATTAATTTTACAGCCGGCAATAATATAAATTTTAATGTTGCACAACAGTTTCTTACAACGACTGGTGCAAGTTGGGAAATTAAAGTTGGAGCCGATGGTAAAATTACTACCGCAAGTAATTTAGATTTAAAAGTTGGAGCTGCCGCAAATATTAATCCTGCAGGAGATTGTAATATCGCTGCCGCAAACACAACTATTTCTGGCGGCAACATTAATCTTAATGGACCAGCAGCCGGCACAGCATCTGAAGCTACTCCTGCACCTAAAGCTGGTAGAATTCCTATGACAGAACCTTGGGCCGGCCATGAAAATTTAGACCCTGCAAGTTTCACGCCAGATAATACTCAAGCAACAGAAACACCTACAGATCCAGCACCGGCGGCTTTTGGAATGTATACAACAACTACTGACCCTTTTAATAAAGTGTTTACTTAAGGAACCATTATGGCCTCATTACATCAAACATTAACAATTCCTGCAATACACAAGCAAAGTAATAACGGCCCGCAGGCAAAAGCACCTGCTAGCCCGCAAATGTATAGAGGTTTTAGTACAGTTAAGACTAACACAAGCAATTATGTTTTATATGATTTTGAACTAATTAAGCAAGATTTATTAAACTCGTTTAATGTTAAACAGGGCGAAAGACTAATGAACGCCAACTATGGTTGTATCATATGGGCATTAATCTTTGAACCTTTGACACCAGAAATACAAGAGCTCATCCAACAAAACGTTAATGTTATACTTAATGCAGACCCTAGAGTACAGGCAGGAAACATACTAATTACTCCGTACGACACTGGTATAGCAATTCAATGCACATTGAAATACCTAATCTATAACATCCAACAAGACTTACAGTTTCAGTTTGATCAAAATAATGGCCTACTTACAAGTTAAAGTACGCACATAATTTTATTCAATAAATACTGATAATAGGAAATAATATGAGCTCAACAGATAGACAAAATAACCTGTTAGTTAGTGAAAACTGGCAGAAGATTTATCAATCGTTTCGAAATGCAGATTTTCAAAGCTATGACTTTGATAACTTGCGTCGTACGATGATTGACTATATTCGAACAAATTTCCCAGAAGATTTCAATGATTACATTGAGTCTAGCGAATACCTTGCCTTAATTGATATTATTGCCTTTGTGGGCCAAAGCATAGCTTTCCGTGTTGATTTAAATGCTCGTGAAAATTTCTTAGAATTAGCAGAACGCCGTGAAAGTGTGTTGCGTTTGGCACGTATGATTAGTTACAATGCTACTCGTAGTGTGCCTGCTAGCGGCCTATTAAAAGTTAACACAGTACAAACTACCGATACAGTTTTAGATAGTAATGGCATTAATATGGCCGGCCAAGTTATAACTTGGAATGATGCAAGTAACAGCAACTGGTACGACCAATTTATTAGAATTCTTAACGCCGCACTTCCTCCTACACAGCAGTTTGGCACACCATCTGCACAATCAACAATTTACAAAATTCCTACCCAACAGTATAGATTTAATTCGTCAAATACTAATGTTCCTACTTATAGCTTTTCCAGTTCTATTTCTGGATACAGTATGAATTTTGAAGTTACCAGTACTACATTTAGCGGTAAAGATTATATTTACGAAGAACCTCCAAAGTTAGGAAACCATATTGCCTGTGTTTATCAAGATGACGGATTTGGAGCGGGTAGCCCTACTACTGGTTTCTTTTTTAACTTTACACAAGGTTCATTAAATCAGTCAACATTTAATATTAGTAACCCTACTAGTAATCAAACAATAAATCTTGACACACAGAATATTAATAACACCGATGTTTGGTTATGGCAGTTAGAGCAACGTACAAATTTAGAAAAAACGTTGTGGACACAAGTTCCTTCTTTAACTGGAAACAATATTATATACAACAATTTAAATTTAAATATACAAACAATTTATAATGTAATCACACGAGCTGGAGATGCAGTTGCATTAGGATTTGCAGATGGTACATTTGGTCAATTGCCATTAGGTAATTTTAGAGTTTATTATAGATTAAGTAACGGTTTAGCATATACAATAAATCCATCAGATATACGAAATGTCAGCATAGATATTCCTTATATCAATGCACGTGGCCAAGATCAAGTATTGACATTGTCTTTAAATTTATCTACTAGTGTAACTAATGCTACTGCATCCGAAACAAATGCTAGTATTCAACAAAATGCTCCTCAAAACTATTATACACAAAATCGTATGATTACCGGAGAAGATTATAATATTAGTCCATTAACAACAACTCAAAGTGTAGCTAAAGTAAAAGCACTTAACAGAACTAGTAGCGGAATTAGTCGTTACTTTGACCTTATAGACCCAACTGGAAAATACAGCAGTACTAATTTGTTTGGCGATGACGGCATTATTTACCAAGAGCCTTACACTTTAACAACAACATTTACATATAAAACTCAAACCGACATTGAAGGAATCGTATACAATCAAATAATTGAATTGTTAAAAAATCCTAATCTTCGTAATTTTTATTATGCAAACTATATCAATAGTATAACAGAAAGTCTCAGTGTATCGTGGACACAAGTAACTAAAGATAGTAATAGTAGTACTGGATTTATTAAAAATATTAGTGATAGTACAATTCTTAAATTAGGATCTTATACTAGTACAGATCTTGTATACTTTGTACCAGGATCATTAATTAAATTCACTGCACCTTCTGGGCAATATTTTAATACTAAGAAAAATAATGTGTTGGTTACTGTACCTGCGGCTGGTATTCCGGCAGGGGGAGCAAATTATTTGTGGGCCCAAGTTGTTTCTGTATCCGGAGACGGCACCGCTAGCGGTACAGGCACAGTTTCAACAGGATTTGGAACAGTTGTATTAAATCAAGTCATTCCAACTCGCGCTGTATTAGATCAAATCATACCTCCATTAATTACAACTATTCAAAGTTCTGTAATTACTACTATGATTGATTTAATTTTTAGCAATACTCCTTTTGGTTTAAGTTATAATTCTATAACACAAAAATGGCAAATTGTTTTTGAAACAAATTTAAATGTTACATCGGCATTTAGTTTAAGTAATCAAGGTAGTATGTCTAATAACCAACAAGATTCAAGTTGGATGTTATTATTCACAACTAATAATGTAAACTATACAGTAACTACACGTTTGTTACGATACATATTTGAAAGCGATAAACAAGTTACATTTTATTTTGACAGCACAACACCGGTATATGATACTGTATCTAGCACAACTATTTTAGATAGTTTGAAAATATTAAGTATTAATACAAAACCTAATTCGGCATATCCTTTTACAGTCGATCTTGACTGGCAAGTTATTTCAGATTATGCTGGACTCGACGGTTATATAGATCCTACAAAGATCGTAGTGGCATTTGCCAGCAGTACAAATAATGGTATAGTTGATAATCCTCAATTATTTTTAGATATCGTTGCCCCTGACAATAGTACTACATTCATTGTCCAACAAAAATACCTAATTAGCGCCGGGCAAGAGGATTACAAGTATGTGAATAACGACAATGATTTTGTAATGATTGTTCCTACTCAAAGTGCAATTGGGTCATTAACACAGTACACAGACGGACAATATTTTTATTGTATTGACACTCAAACAGCTTTAAAATACGTTTCTGCAACTAGTAGTTTAAATCCTACACTGGATGTAAAGGTATATGCCGGCCGTTCCGATTTGAAATTCCAATATATCCATAATGGAGATTATGACAGCCGTATCGATCCAGGTGCAAGTAATATAATGGACGTATACATTTTAACATCTAGTTATGATACTGCTTTTAGACAATGGGTACTATCTGGTGCACCTTCCGGACAAGAACCGTTACCTCCAAGTAGTGCCGAACTAAACAGTTTGTTAAGTCCAAGTTTAAATCCTATAAAAGCAATGAGCGATGAAGTTATCTATCATCCTGTTAAATATTTGCTTTTATTTGGATATGCCGCAGATCAAAACTTACAAGCTAACTTTAACGTAGTACAAAATCCTAGTAGCACAGCTAGCGTAAACGAAATTAAGGCTGGGGTATTAGCTGCCATGAACAAGTTTTTTGCTCTACAAAATTGGAATTTTGGAGACACGTTTTATTTTGCAGAGTTAGCAACTTATGTAATAACACAAATGACACCAGACATTAGTAATTTTGTTATAGTACCTTTACAACAAGATTTGTATTTTGGAAGTTTGTTTGAAATACAATGTCCTAGCAATCAAATATTAATTAGTTGTGCAACTGCTGATAACATAAATGTAGTTGCCGGGCTTACTTCAGATAATCTTAAAACTATCACAGGTCAAGGTTTAACTTCTGTGACAACAAATCAAAACATAACAAGCGCAACATTCGGAGCAGGTACGTAATGGCAAACGGAAATAATCCACTTAGTAATAACGGCCTTGCGGCCAATCTTCTTCCTACCTATTACCAAACAGATACTAATAAGAAGTTTATCCAATCGACTATAGATCAACTGTTTCAATCAGGTAGTGTTCAAAAAATAAGTGGTTATATTGGAAGACACAATGCTAAGTCTGCTACCGGTGCAGATGTATATGTTAGGGCAGTAGATCCATCTCGAAGAAATTACCAACTAGAGCCAGGGCTTACAATTAAAGATGATTTAGGTAATACTACTTTTTTTAAAGATTATATTGACTATATTAATCAAATAGGCACATTTGGCGGCAATACTGCCAACCATGCCAATATAAACAAACAAGAGTTTTATTCTTGGGATCCTCATATTGATTGGGATAAGTTTGTTAATTTTCAAAACTATTACTGGTTACCATACGGCCCTGAAACAATTAAAATTTATGGGCAACAAGCCGCAATTAACAGCACTTATACTGTTACAGTTGAAACAGAACTTAGTAATAATGAATTCTTGTTCACCCCAGATGGACTAACAAGAAACCCAGTATTAAAATTGTTCATCGGACAAACTTACAAGTTTGAAATTAACAGTCCAGGAAATCCTTTTAGTATTAAAACTGCAAGAAGTGCTGGCAAAAATGATAGATATGAAAATTCTGGAATTGATAATGCCGGAGTAGAAGTAGGAACAATTACATTTACAGTACCATATGATGCACCTAGCCTACTATATTATCAAAGCGAAACAGATTTACAGTTAGGCGGCGCAATTGAAATTTTACCTATAACAGCCGATACTTATATTGATATAAGCAAAGACTTGTTAGGAAAAAAACATTATACATTACCTGACGGAACATCTTTAAGCAACGGAATGAAAATTGCGTTTGGCGGAAATGTTACACCTGCACAATACGCTAAAGGTGAATATTATGTTGAAGGTGTCGGTGTTGCAATACACTTAGTTTCAACTAAAACATTAGAAGTAATAAATGCGTATACAGTGGAGCAAACTGTACCTTTTGACAGCGATAAATTTGATTCCGGCCCATTTAGCGATGCTACCGGGTTTGCTGGCAATCTTGATTACATTACAATTGACAGATCTAGTAGAGATTATAACAGCTGGTCGAGGTATAATCGCTGGTTCCATAAAGACGTCATTGCTGCCAGTGCCAAGTATAATGGATCGGTTGCAAGTTTAGACCAAAATAGTAGAGCAGTAAGACCTATTATAGAATTTGAACCAAATTTAAGATTATTTAATTTTGGAACAAATGCAATACAAGATGTTAATTTATTTGATAATTTTACCGCAGATGCATTTTCGACGGTCGAAGGATCGGCGGGCTATAACATCGACGGTGTTCCGTTAACTCAAGGACAGTATGTTATTTTTACAGCAGACAAAGATCCGCTAGTACAAAATAAAATATTTCAAGTTAATTTTGTAAATGTATTACATTTAAATTCTGGAAGTGAACAAATTCATTTAGCAGAAGTTGCAACTCCTCAATTAAATGATGTTGTATTGATAACTTCGGGTGTTAAGAGCCAAGGAGTTTCTTATTGGTTTAACGGTACGACATGGGTCAAAGGGCAACAAAAAACTACAATTAATCAAACTCCTTTGTTTGATATTGTTGACTCTGATGGAGTTAGTTACGGTGATACTAACGTATACAACGGTAGTACATTTGCTGGTACAAAAATATTTTCATATCAAACTGGCACCGGAGCCAATGATTCTGTTTTAGGTTTTCCATTATCATATTTGAATATTAATAATATTGGAGATATACTTTTTAGTTTTAACTTGTCTACAGATACATTTAACTATAAAGATTCTACTGCAATTATTAAAAATAATATTAGTACAGGATATTTAACTAGTTTAACTTATGGTGGTAAAACTGTTTATAAAAACGGTTGGCAAGTATGCACAACTACTACAGTACAAGCAGCCGTTAGAATTTATAATAATTCTGGATTAACTAATAATTTTAATGTTGATATTTTTGATGATATTACAAATCTTAGCGATCTTGTGGTTAAAGTTTATGTTAACGGTTATAGATTAGATTCTAGTTTATGGACATTAGTTGCCGGAGCAAAATATTATCGGGTAGTACTAACAACTGCAATTAAGTCAACAGACATATTAACAATTAGAGCATTTGCCAGCCAACCTATTAATTCAAAAGGTTATTATGAAATACCTTTGAATTTACAAAATAACCCAATGAACGATGCAATGGATGCATTTTCATTAGGAGAAGTTACTGACCATTTAACCAGTATTGTTGATAACATTCCTTTAGGATTTGTTGGGTCAATGCCAGGCGACAATAATTTAAGAGATTTAGGAAATGTAACACAGTACGGTACAAAATTTGTACAGCATAGCGGTCCTTTAAGTCTGGGTCTATATCATATAACGTCTGAATCACACAACATTATTCGAGCAGTTCAACAAGCACGTAACGATTATGGATCTTTTAAAAGAAATTTCATAGCAACAGCAAGTTCTTTAGGTGTTGATGGCGATCCTATTACTATTACAAATTTAGTATTACAAAAATTAAACTCTAATAAACCTAATACTGCTCCTTACTATTTTAGTGACATGGTTCCTTACGGCGCCTCCATAGTAACTCCACTCAATGTTGTTGACTATAGAATTAAACAATATCCATTATCTGCTCCGTTCTCGTTAGATAAATTATCTAATAAAGCAGTAGGAATTTACCAAACACATAACGGTGTTACTACACAGCTTGTATACGGACGAGATTATACTTTTAGTAGTACCTTTGTAGTTATAAATGATAGCGTAAAATTATATAACGGCGATGTAATTACTACTTACGAGTACGATAGTACAGACGGATGTTTCACTCCAGAAACTCCTACTAAGATGGGAATGTGGCCTGCATTTGTTCCGCAAATTTATACAGACACAACATTGATTTATCCACAAAAGATGATTCAAGGCCACGACGGTAGTTTAGTTTTGGCCTACGGTGATTACAGAGATGATTTAATTTTAGAATTAGAAAAGCGTATTTTTAACAACATCAAAGTTAGATACAATCCTGAAATATTTGATATAGCAGATGTAATTCCAAATTACAATCGAAATACAGATTATAGTTTACAAGAATTTAATAATGTTCTAGCACCAAATTTTTATACATGGGTAACACTAACCGGCGAAGATTTCACTACGCCTTTAAATTACGATATTAATAATACATTTACCTACAACTATTCTACATCATCTGCCCCAGATGGAACTAGTGTTCCTGGCTATTGGAGAGGTATATATCGTTACATGCTAGATACCGATCGTCCTAAT